AAAAAATATAAAAAATATAAAAAAAAAATATGAAAAAAATTTACAAAAAAAAAAAAAAAAATATGAAAAGAATTTACAAGACATGAAAAAAGAAAATGAAAAGAATTTAGAAGAAATAAAATTATTAAAAAAAGAATTAGAAATTAAAGATGAATTTTACAAAGATGACCATAAAACTATCAGAAAACTTGCAGCACAACCAAAAACCACTAATAACAATACAAATAATATTGTCGGGAATTTAAATCTCTCAGACACAAATAGAATAAAGAATATTTTGGAAAAAGAATTTACTCCTAATGATATTATGGATGGACAAAAAGGTTTAGCAAATTTTGCTTTTCAAAATATTTTAAAAGATGAGGAAGGAAATCTTGTATATGCATGTGTTGATCCATCGAGAAAGATGTTTAAATTCAAGGATATGGATGGAAAAGTAATAAAAGATGTAAATACTCAAAAGCTCACGGATGCTTTTATAATGTCAGATATATCACAAATTACAAATAAAAAGTCTCAAGAATATTGGTTAAACGAAGATGGTACACAGAATCATCGTAAATTTTGTAATATATCAAATCCTGCTGCGGAAATAATGAATTTGAAGTATAATAATGTAACTTTTAGAGAACAGCTAGTAAATTTGACTAGTTCATAATTTTTTATAATTTTTTTTTTCGGACAACTGATTCTTTTGCTTTATTTTCAATATAAGAATCAAACCACTTCATATGTTTTAAAAATACAGGGCTGTTCTCTTTTACTAATTCCCAAGATTCATTAGCATTTTCATAAAAATCTTTAATATCTTGTATATCTTTACTTGTATACTTAAAGTTATAACTCAATTCTTGTTGCATTGTATATTCATTACTTTCAAATATGTTTAATAAAAAAGTTGTTGCTTCCTCAACCATTGTCTTGTATTCTTCATCTTTAGATTTGAATTTTCTATTATCAAGTCTTTTTTTATTTCTTATTTTCTCAAGAAATTGTTTTGTCGAATGATAATTCATTACAGATTGAATTTCAAAGTTTTTAGTTGCAAAATAAAATCAATTTCAGATTTTATTTTTATAAAAAAAAATGATTTAATAACAAAAGATGTATTATTGTATAACAAATGCTATCATGGTTATATAATAAAAAAGTAGAAGATGAAATAATTGAAGAAGAAGAAGTTGAAGAAGATTTTTTGAAAAGTTTGATATATGAGGATGATAATGTAAAATATTATTCATCAGATGTTCGTGATTTTATTCCAAATATAAAATTATGGTCATCACAACGTTCTATAAATTCCAAACATGTCGAAGAACTTGTAAAATGTTTACAAAAGAAAAATCATTTTATAGGAACTTTCAAGTTAGTACGTGATAAAGAAAATAATATTAGATTGATTGACGGACAACATAGATACGAAGCAATAAAGAAAATAATGAAAAATGATAGTAGTTATAATATGAATGTAATTATAGAATTATATGAAACTGATTTGAATGATTCAGATTATACAATAAATTTATTCAAAGATGCTAATTCATGTCTAAATGTAAAAGAAACTGATTTACCTAATATTATTGTAAACAAAATTATCAAAAAATTATGTGAAAAATTTCCTAATATGATATTTGATATATCAGATGGTAAAAGATGTAATAGACCAAGAATAAATAAACGTGAATTATATCTAAATTTAAAAAATTATGTTCATAAAACACATAAAACAGATGACGATATTTTTGAGGAAATTTTGAGAAAAAATAATAGTTATGGAATAAGAAGCAGGCAAACTTTCAAAAATGTTACTAAAATAATGTATGATAAATGCAAAGAAAGTGGATTATACTTAGGTCTTGATTTACATTTTGAATGGATCAATGATATCGAATTGGATTTAGACATATGAGCAAGATTAAAAAAAAAATGATTTAAATATTCTATAAAATAAATTAGATAGCTGAAAATGAAACAAAATTTTTCAGATATTAAGAAAATCAATGAAAAAGATAATTATAAACTCGAATCGATAGAATCGAATCATTTTGGTAAATTATTTTCATTCGATGAACCTTATAATAAAGATACAGTGGAATACTTAGAATATTTATATGAAAACAATTCGGATGATTTAATAAAATTACAATATTATTTACCTAATGAATTATTTGAAATTATCCATGTCGTAACAAGTCATTATGATATACATGAGTATAAGGATTATTCATTTGGATCGAGAAGATTCGGAACTGATAAGATTTATAAAGGTGAAACAAAAATTGAATATGAATCAGTAAATCATGATAATTTCAAATATTTTATGGAAATAAACAAACAGATATTACAAAATAAAGACATTATTAGCAAGACTTATGAAAAATACATTGATAAACATTTTGACAGATTATACACATACAAACAAGAAAAGGATGATTGTTATGATGAAATTAAGTTCAAAACAATATATTACTATAAACTAATAAAAAAATGACACCGAAAAAAAAATGATTTTTTTTTCTTTTTTTTTATAGCTTAAAAACAAGTAAGCTGAATTTATATATATAAAAAAAAAAGATGATAAGAATTTGTAAAAAAGAAGATTGTAATCAACCCTCAATTAAAAGAGGTAAATATTGCATAGATCATTGCACAGTAAGAAAACGAGTGGAATCTTTTTCAACCATATCTTCTTCTACTACTATCCAGTTCGAAAATAATAATGACAACGAACTTCGATATATTGAGGATAGAATGATAATGAGAGAACAAGATAGAGAATACGAGGAAGCCTACAAGAAAGATTTAGAAAATTTGCGTCTAAGAGAGGAAATGTTGAAAAAAGAAGAAGAGGATAAGCTTAATTTTGAGATGGAAATTAAAAAAAAGAGACAAAATGACGAAACTAGAGAAAATGACGAATTCTATAAAATAAAATTTGTATTTTCAAATCTTCATGGATTGACAATAATTTCAACATTTTCTAGAGATGATATATTTGAAAATATTTTTAATTTCATTGATGTGTTTTTATACGATTCTAGTGTTAGTATGGGTGAATACGAATTAATTTCATATCCTAAAATAATAATAAATAAAGACGAACATAATAAAATAAAAATAAATGAAAAAATAAAATCAAAAAATGTTCAATTTATGGTGAAAGAAAAAGAAGTAGAATGATTGGGATAAAAAAAATGATTTTACAAACAAAAATAATTCAAATATATAAAAATTATAGTTTGTATTAAATAAAAAATGAAGTGTTTCTCGTGCTCTAGAAAAATCAAGGATTTATCTTTTAATCAATGTAAATGTCAAGAGTTTTTTTGCTCGAATTGTTTACCTTTTTTTAATCACAATTGCACTTATGATTATAAAAAAGATAAAAAGGAAAAATTAAGTTGTGAAAATGTAGTTGTTGTTTGTCAGAAAGTTGATCGTATCTAAAATAAAAAAAAATACATTTTTATATTATAATTTAAATATAAAAAATATTCAAGATAAAATATGTTTTCAAATATGGAACTAGAAAGATTATCAAGGCGTCCAGAAACAGTCTTGTGTGAAATTATGAATAAAAATCTAAGTGATAAGGGTAACGGTCATCATAACTATACAAAGTTATACGATCAGATATTTGGATATTATAGACATGAGAAATTAAATATTTTAGAAATCGGAGTAGGTAGTATAAATCCAAGTATTCCTAGTAATATGTCAGGTGGGGAATTAGGAAAGAGTTACAAACCTGGTGCAAGTATAAGAGGGTGGTCAGAATATTTTCCAAATTCTCAAATATATTGTTGTGATATAGATTATTCAATATTAAATTTTGAAAATGAAAGAATTCATTCTTTTTTCTTTGATCAGACTAATGAATATATCATGAAATCAGTAACAGAAAATGGTATTTTAAAAGATGTTAAATTTGATATTATCATAGATGATGGGTTACATGTATTTCCAGTGAACTGTAATGTTATGAAATATTTATTACCTAAATTAAATGCTGGTGGGTATTATATTATTGAAGATATAATAGATTCTCAATATGATTATAGAAATGTAGATTTAGATTTGATAGATAATCGAAATTATCAGTATATAAGAATGCCAAATGAAAAAAATACTGTGGATAATAATTTATTTGTTGTAAAATCATAAAATAATAAAAAAATTATATAAATAAATGACATATAAACAACTTTTTAATTTAGTGGCTTCAAAAAGATCAGAAGAATATGGATATAGCAGTGATACAAAAAATTTAGATCGTTTAGAATTTACTGATTTAATATTAAATGATGTGGATTTATCAACATCAACATTAGAGAAAACAGTATTTACTAATGTGCAAGTATTTAATAGTGATTTAAAATATTGTTTTTTTATCAATTCTTCTTTTGATAATGTTACTTTTAGTAATGTGAATTTTACAAATGTATATTTTGAAAATTGCGAATTTAAAAATACTAAATTTGAAAATTGTATATTTAAAGATGCTACAATTTTTTATGATAAAAAAAATGAATCAAAAATTACCAAACAACTATTAAACGAATTGATTAAGTACGGATGTATATTATCTAAAGTTGGTTTTAAAAGAAAATTTAAATATGATGAAACAACTGAAAAAGGTGAATCATATAAAAAAATGAGACTTGAAGCTGATGGAAAGTATAAAAAAAGTAAAAGAAAAAGTATGAGAACTAAAAGGAGAAGAAGAAGACGTAGTAGTAGTAGTTTAAGAAAAAAAAAACTAAATCTTACAAAAATATAAAAATTTTTAATTTAAAAGTTCAATATGGTTTTATATATATAATGTTTGCAAACGCCATGAAAACAAATACATATACATGGAATGGGGCAGTTAGCTTATCAACACCGGACTCTTCTAGTGAATATAGTGGTAGATTATCATTATTTTTTAAATGTGTAAGAAATATTTCAGATGAAAAATTATATGAATATTTAGAAAAATCTTGTTTAGAGGATATAGTTGACACTTTTATTATTGCTTTTAATGTAAGAGATCCTAGAGGAGGTAAAGGCGAGAGAGATTTAGGAATAAAAATATTTGAATGGCTTTCCAAGAAACAAACAAATATTTTTTTAAAAGTTGTTCAACTTATTCCGAAATATGGTAGATGGGAAGATTTACTTCATTTTTTACCAAATGTTTCAATATCAATACCTTTAGAAGTAAGTGAAAAAGTACTAACTCTACTCACTGAACAAATAATTGAAGACATAAAAAATATGGAGAAAGGAGAATCAATTTCTTTATGTGCTAAGTGGATGCCAACTGAGAATGATTCGATGGATAGAAAATTTCATTTAATTAAATCTATATGTTCATATTTAAAAATAAGTCGTAAGGAATATAGAACTGAATATATTGGACCATTAAGAACATATATAAATATAGTTGAAAAAATGATGTGTAGTAAAAGATGGAATGATATTGATTTTTCGAAAGTACCATCTTGTTCTATAAAAAAATTAAAAAAAGCCTTTGAAAGAAATGCACCTGATAATTTCAATGAATGGAAAAATAAACTTTCAACTGGTGATTCAAAAGTCAATGGGAAAGTTTTATTTCCACATGAAATAATAAGAGAGATAAGAATAAATAGACACACCGATGATGAAGTTTGTAAAGCTCAATGGAATGTTATCGAGGAAGAGGTTAGAAAATTAGGAACACTTGAAAAAGCTTTAGTAGTTGTTGATAGTTCTGGAAGTATGACTGATAACAATTGTCTACCAGCTGATATAGCATACGCTATGGGTATATTAATTTCATCAGTAGTAAAAGGTGATTTCCATAATCATGTAATAACTTTCAATGATGATCCCACATTTTATTTATTGAATGATGGAGATATTTATTCTAGATATTCGCAAATTTCTAAAACACCAGTTGGATTTTCAACAAATTTACAAAAAACATTTGATTTAATTTTAAACAAAGCTGAAGAATTTAATTTGAAGGAAGAAGATATGCCAACTAAAATTTTCATTATTTCTGATATGCAATTTAACCAAATAGGTAATGGTAATACAAATTTTCAAGAAATTGATAAAAATTTTGGACTGAAAGGATATGAGAGACCAAATATAATTTTTTGGAACGTAAATGGTTCTTCAACAGATTTTCCAGTTTCTGTGGATGATAACGGAACTTGTTTAATATCAGGTGCAAGTCCATATATATTAAAATCAGTATTGAAATGTGAAAAGATGTCTTCGATTTCAATTTTGGAAGAAACTTTAAATGACAAACGATATAATAAAATTAGACATGATATATATTGATTTTTTCAAAAAAATAAATAATTATAAAAAAAAAATTTTATAATTATTTTTAATAAAATGAATTATTTAAATACAATTTTATATTTATTTATACTTTTATTACCGTTAATATTAGGAACTGTAACTTCATTATTTATTTGTAAAGTAGAGTCAACATCAGGAGAAAATGTAAAAATAAGACCTCCATCTGTTGTATTTTCTGTAGTTTGGCCAATTTTGTATATTTTGCTGGGACTCTCTTGGAATGTTGCGAGAAAATATAATAATCAAATGCTTGCTGATGTTTTATATTTACTTCTTAATTTATTATTGTGTACATGGATTTATGTTTATTCTTGTTTGGATAAAAAGAAAGAATCAGTTTATGTAATTGTTGGATGTTTCACATTGGCTTTAGTTTGTTTTTCTCTTGGAAATTATATTAGTAAAATGTCGATATCACCATTAATAGGATGGTTATTTTTAGCAACATTGTTGAATGTTCTTGAAGTTGAAAAAATAAATAACACTGATGTTTGAAAAAAAAAACATAATAACAATATGTCTTCACTAACTATAAATTTTATAAAGTGAAAATAATACGTTGTTTTATGTTTTTTCATAATAAACAAACAACATTTAAGTTGAAATATAAAAAAAAATCGAATGTGGATTCAATTATATTTAAAGAAAAACATTTTTTAATAAAAAAATGGCTTACAGAATTGATCAAACAGTTATTCAGGCATTAAAAAGATATGATAATACAATTAAAGAAATTCAAAATGAAATAGATGCATTACAAGATAGTAAAAAAAATAGTTACACAGGTCCAACTGGTCCAACTGGTCCGATGGGTTATACCGGTCCAATAGGATATTCAGGTTCAACTGGTCCAACTGGAAGTTTTAGTGGTGTAATTGAACAGAATATAACACCATTAGAAGGTGTGGATATAGATATTGGGGATACAAAAAGTGGAATTAATAAAATATATATATCAGAAGGTCTGATTCCAACTAATACAGAAGTTAGAATAGGAACCGAATCGAATCCGATTAAAAATGTACTTGTATCAGAATCAATTTCAATTGGAAGTAATACGATAACAAATTCGAATGAATCATTGATTTTACCTAATAATACAAAAGTTGGGGATATTGATTTATATTCTAAAATAAATGATTTACAAAATCAAGTTTCTTTACTGAAAACACGATTAGATCAAGTCTGTCAGTTGTGGAATTCAGATTTATTTGATGAAAATATTGTTGATGATATGATAAGTTAAGAAGAAAGCTTATTTTTTATATTTTGATATATATAATATATATATCAAAATACTATTATTTGAAAAAATATTTTAAAATAAATATATTTTTGTTTTTACATTTAAATAAAATGGTGAAAATTTTATTTATATTAAAGAAG